AAAGGTATTCGACCCGTCCGAAGCAGGGGTGACGGTGGTGGTAAGGTATGGGAGATCGATCTGTCTAAGGACTTCGATATCGATAAAGGCGACGACTTCTAAACCGCAATACGCTTCTTCGTCAACTTAAGGGTTGGCGGATAAAGCTCCGAGATTGGCAACGTGAACTCATCAGCAAAGGAAAGTTTTCCATCGCTGGGGTCCACGTTGCCTTTTGGCAGGAATACTGCACGCTCAATAAACTCACGGGCTGGCATCCAGCCGACAATAGTAGCCAAAGTCATTTGTTGGTTACACCTAACAAAATAGTAAACATTACATTTGCTACACAGCTTTTCCTTATTGGCCTCGCTACCGTACACACGGGCAACATAATGGGGTTCAGGAACGGCTACGGCTTTTGTGGTCTTTACATCAACAGTTATTTTGTTGGGCAGCACAATATCATAGGCCGGATTCGAATCTCCGACACGCTCCCCGCCGATGGTCTCCTGCACAAGGATTTCACCCATCATGCCAATCTCATTGCCTGCTCCTCTTGTAATTGACTTATACAAGACCCCCATTTGTTTAGCCTCAAGACGCGCCTGTTTACGGTTCGCGTCCGAGGGTTTGATGATTTTCATTAGTAAAGTTGGAACAAACGACTTTGTGATCCGGTCCCGTAAGGGTCGATGTTAAGTCGCGGGATAGCTGCTCCCCTACTGGAGTTGACTTCCTCTTCCATCAAAAGCATACACTGACTCCAGTGGTACTGGGCACGCTCAATGTCCGCAGCGTCTTCCATGAGCCTACCTAAAAGCCCGTGTTTAATTGCTCCAATATTGCCTACGTGCACAATTTGATTATCCTTGTACAGGGGCTGGAAAGCCCGCTTGCAGAGCACATGCACTACGGTCTCACCATCTACGGCTCCATTGATTCGGAATCGGCGGTAGCGGGTGACACCGCTGTCTGGCCCGACTGTTGCAATAGTAGTGTCGCTGTCTAAAGCTGTTGTGCGAAGGTCAAAAGATCCGGTCAGGCTGTCATACCGAATGCTCACAATGCTTGTAACAGGTGTACTAAAATTGATACGGTAGGGGGTTGTAAGCAAAGCTCCAGTATAAAATTGGTCACCATCACTACCAATGACCTCGATTGTGCTGCCGTCACTTGGCGAAAAAGTATGGGTGGTGCCGGAGCCGGATGCGGATTCGATGTACAAGTTTGCTGTGGCCGCAGCAAAAAGTTGTTTGGTGGGGGTATAGCCAGCATCAATCAAGCCCCATTGGGTGGTGGCGTTATTGGACAAGTTGCCAATGCCAACAGATTTAAAGTCGTGCCACAAAGACCGAACGGGAACAGGAAACCCGTCAACCATTGTAAGCAATACGGAATCGGCATCATCTGGAAGTGTGACGCACCCATTGACTACGGGCAGACTATACTGAACAGTAAGGTCGCGGTAAATTCCCATGTTGTAAATACGAGAAAGCACTTGGTTCAGGCTAGACTTAAAGTCGCCGTTAGGCTCAACGTATGTGTCGAGCATTGGTGCAAGCTGGCTAAGGGTATAGGCGGGCATTAGTTCTTTTTTGTTAAAGGCTTTACTGGGCTACAGGTAACTGGTTGAAGCGACTCTCCACCGCACTTTGAAAACTCACGGGCTTTTCTTTTTTGATTACAGAAGCCATCTCCTCCATACGCTTAGCTACTCCAGACTTCGCCTCTTTTGCTTTCCGGTACTCTTCGTTGTCCAAGAACTCACGAGCGGCCCCTGCAAAATCATTCTTACGAAGTAATTTCACAGCGTTAGGCGAGCCAGTAATATCCCCCCTATAAGCCCCAGAAACCAGTTGCGCCTGAAGCTCCGGCGAGAAACTGCTAAACGCGTCGGAGCCAACGAGCTTCTTCGCCAACGTAATCTTCTCAGCAATGGCTTTGGTGGCAAGGTCTTTGGCAGTCGCTTCGTTGATCTCTTTCCCAAAAAAGGGGCTGGCTTTGAGGTCAGCGTCAGTTCCCTTACCAATCAAAGTACCAACCCCAACCGTCCAGTTTCTTTTAGTATCGAGGTAGGGTTTCGACCTAAAGCCTTCGTGCCTACGAATTACCTCAAAAGCTTTATCTGCAAGGTCTTTATTCTCAAAAGCAGGCATGGGCTCTTCCTCATCGGGCTTAAAGCCAAATTGGTCAGCACGCAGTTCTTCTGGAGAAGGGACTCTTTTGGGCTTTACAAGAACAGGATTCACTAAGTTATTTCTTTAATCTTTTACAAGCCAGAATGTATAGGGAGAAAAACAAAGAGTCAAGCCATTTAAACTGGATGAAGGTAGCGGTGGGGCCAGAGGATGCTAGAGCGGTCGCAGTTCGTTACAATCCGACGGCATTGGAGCAGCCGCCACCACTCCGTCAGATAGGGGCGGGCGTCGGATTCCGTGCGGTCAAGATCGGTGGTCATTGGTCGGGATGTTTGGGGGATGGCCCGAGGCCCGATCAGGGCGCAAACTTCGGATCGCATGGAGTCGCAAAGCGTCGGAACGGGTCCAGACGTTTCAGCAAGGGCATCATGGATCTTCTCAGTGGTGCCTTCAAGTGATTCGGCGTCCCAATACAGCCCGCGAAAGACGACGCCCAACTCGTGGTGTGGCATGGCGGGGAGTTGCATCGCGGTAAAGATCCGACGCACGGCTTCGGGCAGGGCGTCCTTGTCCGTTGGAACTTGCCACAGAAATCCGAAGCGGTTGCCGACGGGCGACTCCGTGAACGTCACACCCGATAACCCATTGGGAAAAACCACTTGGTGCCCACACGGACATTCAGGACCAATGGTCCAATCAATCTCCGGTGACGGGTCAGAGGCGATGGCGTTGGCTATCAGACGCACTCTCGCGCCGAGACCGTGGATGGCTGGGATCGGTTTAACGTGCATCAGGAAACTGCGCTTATGTAAGTGACATTGGTTGCATCAAGAGTCCCAGTGTGAGCGGGCAGGCTGTCGGTGCTGAGGAATTTACCGACGTAGTCCCCATTGCGCCAACACAGGTAATGATTTGAAGAGTTCGCCAACACCCCGCCGCAGATAGTGACAACGTAGACACGTTGATTCAGATTGTGCCCACGGTGACGAAATGCAATGTGACTGCCTGCGAGATAGTAATCCAGATAAGCCGGAAAATTTCCAACTGCGGGCCTAAGAACGGCAATCTTATAGTAAAACGTGCCGCCTGTTCCGGTTCCTCCTGAGGTTGTCGGGTTTGGGTTAGTTGAGGCGATGTCTTCCGCAGTAACTTCCAGTGATACGGCTGTAATGTCGCCCTCCTTGTCGGTTACAACTTTGATCGAAATTTGATATGCTGGGCTAATTCCGACAGCGGTTCTTGCTCCTCCAAACGTGCCAATGCCAGTCGGGTAGGAAATTGACAACGCTGCGGTATTTCCGTTACCGCCGTGGTGATCAATGACAAACCCATCAGTAATGTCAAATGTAAATGATGCCCCGTCGTTATCCGTAACAAGGGTTGGCCAAAATGGTGGGGCCCTGTCGTCTGCTGGAAGATCACAGTCGGTAGACACAATAGCAGGCGCATCGGTGGTGCTAGTTGTGGTGAACTTCTTTGTAGACGTTGAGATGAGAGGGGATTGGTCCGAATAGAAATCGGAGTCTCGGGGTCTTCGTATCGACCTAAGAGTGTCCTGTATAAAGGAATCCATGTTTACACTATCAGACATAATAAAAATTAAGAGGAGAACTGACTCGCGTCAATAATTGTTGCAGAACATTTTAACCACCCCCACTTGAAAGGCTCGGCTGAAGACCCAACTAAGTAGATCCCTGCTCTAGGTATGTCTGAGGGGGTCGTAGCAGGGAAGGATAGTGGCGACACAAAGACAGATGCGGAAGCGGAATTGGTCGTGATGACGGGGTCCACCTCGTCAAATTCGTCCCCTTCAAGCCGTGCTCTAGCCTGTGATACTGCTGTTATGGTTGCTTGTTCGTCGCCACCACCAACAACAATAGGTCCGTGAATTGTTGGGGCCAAATTGGTTACATCAATAGAGCGGTCAACTGAATATGATTTTCCATCTACTGATGACTGGGCAATGATTCTCCCGCTTCTATTTTTTGATATCGTTGCGTCTAAAGACGCTTTTGTAGTAGTTGATATACGCGCACCGTTCGCAATGATAGTGAGGGACTTTGGCTTGAAGGTAGGCCAACGCTCAACGCTACTACCGATAAGGGTTACTATTCTTGATATTAAAGAGGCTTCACTTACGGGCTGTCCCTCCGAATTTAAATAGAAAAAATGCACTGTGGCAGATATATCGCTCCCAAAAACAACCTCAGTTTCAATACTAACTATAGGTTGGGCTGAGTATTCCGCTTTACCCTCCATCCCAGATGAAGCAGTTATCTTATACTCGCTAGCATTATCAGGATTATCCGAGCGACCGACTGAATCCCCCTCACTTATGCTGTCGTCAACAACCCACAACACGTCAATAGATTTAAGGACTGCGGGCAGTTTTAAATCAATCCTTGTTGGAACCGAGATGTAATACGCCTCAAGAGCATCTGATGGGGCCTCTTCAACGATCTTCAAGGATCGGTCCTCATTTATTGGTCTGAACGAAGTATTGGGCGCAGAGAAGTCTGATGACGGTGTGACCATTTGCCGCGTGTTTACTACCTGCGTGTTCAACACAAAGTCGAATTCAGAACCCGTAAGCACAGGCCATGACTCGACCTCGATTGTTTCTTTGGTGAACCCACCATCCCCCAGTGGAGTGACATTGGATTGAACTACAAAGACGCCAGTATCAACGTCGATTTCGTTTTCAGAATACGTCTCAACTACATTTGCTGGTGGGCCTCCCTCTACATACGCACGTTTCCCAGTAAAAGAAATATTACCTTCTGGCTTCGCTCTGGAAATGGTCTTTACAAACTTGATGTCGGGGTTAATCTGCTCCTCTGATACGGAAAGCTGTACGTCCGTTAGGACGGGCTGTTCAGCAAGACCCTCAACGATCTGCTCAGTGGTTGTTTGAGGGATATTGATTTGAAATTTTTCCGGCACGACATCACTTTTGGTGGTCGTGTAAGCTATTTTGTATTCCAAAAAAGCCGTCTCGATGTATGTGTGGACCTCGGCAACAAATAAAGCATTTAATTCCTGATCAGTTATCGGTTGCTGTTGCCTGTCGAAAAATACGTATTCGACCCCATCAAACTTACCCTCTGGGATATCGGGCATAGCCGCTCCAAATGGGATGTCCAACGGCTGGAAGTCTTCGCGCAACGTCACGTATGAGCGTTGGACGACTCGAAACTCGCGACCACCTACGTTACCGATGACGTTACGGTAACCGGAAGAGAAGTTGTAGAGATCCTGATTCTGACGCTCCGCTGCATAGAAGAACTCAAACAAGCCGTCGCGCTCGATGTCTACTGTCTTGACGTAGACGAGCTTGTGATCAGGCCACTTATTCGTATTAGGATGCGGGGTTCCGTATTCAGGAATCAGGATGCGGTTGCAGTCACGGATTTCGCTGAACAGGACATCACCAATAATTGGTGTAGGAAATATCTTGCGGTCCTGCCTGAACGGTGCTTGGGGTAGGGCTGAGACGGGCATAATTTTAGATAAAGGCTATGTAGGAGAAAGTTTTGGACCCTAAACCTGTACCCGCATCTGCATGAGGTACAAAACTGCCCGCGCTGCAGACTACGGCATATGTGGCGACCACTGGGGACGTAGTGTTGCGTTGTTGGATAATTACATTAGAGCTGGAAGTCAAACCCTCTACTGTAATAGTAGGTCCAGTTGTTACATTTCCAACCCATGTGAATTGACCAGAAGTTCTGCCATCTTGGAAAATTTGTGGATGGACATAAACGCTCCCTACAGTTGCACTTGAAACTACAACAGTGCCGATACGCACAACGCCCGCTGGAAACAAAGGTTTTGTACTCGTCAAAGCTCCTGCTGTTGCTAGATACAGAGGTGTCCCTGACGCTCCTAATGCAATCGTATTAAGATCTCTTACCAGCCCTTGGGTAGTAATATAACCCCTACCACCCGTAGAAATATCCTGAGTGGCTACACCTAAAACTTTATCAGAAGTAACATCAGTATTCGTAGCTCGCTTTACTGCTGGAATAGTTCCATCAGCTCCGTAAATGTAAACGACCGTCCCATCAGTGATCGTTGTAGTCTCAGCGTTATAACAGTAGAGATTAGACTCTTGACCCACCTGAAGCGTTACATCACCATCTAGTTTAAGGTCTAGCGTCTTGTCTGTAGCGTTCCACCGTAATTGGCCAGCAGTTAATGCTCCTGTTCCCGACGCGGGGGTTGTATCAAAAGTAAGAGTGTCTATTTCAGTTGGAACTCCAGTAGTGGTTCCAGTTCCGCCGTTTGCAACAGGCAAAGTGCCAGTAACTCCCGTTGTCAATGGCAAGCCAGTGCAGTTGGTGAGCGTGCCAGAAGTAGGAGTGCCTAAGATAGGCGTAACTAAAGTCGGACTAGTAGCCAATGCGTTAGCTCCACTTCCCGTTGAAGTAGTTACACCAGTGCCCCCATTAGCAACAGGCAAAGTGCCAGTAACTCCCGCTGTCAATGATAAACCAGTGCAGTTGGTGAGCGTGCCAGAAACAGGTGTGCCTAAGATAGGCGTAACCAAAGTCGGAGAAGTAGCGAATACAAGCGCACCTGATCCTGTCTCACCTGTAACTGCCGTAGCTAGATTTGCACTTGACGGAGTCGCAAGGAAAGTTGCTACTCCGGTGCCGAGTCCAGACACGTTACTAATTAGCAAGCCAGTGCAGTTGGTGAGCGTGCCAGAAGCAGGTGTGCCTAATACGG